TCAGGCCGGGTCGCTGATGATCAATTCGCGGGCTGGCTGAGCCTTGCCATTGCCGCTCACATGATAGGTTGTGCGGACCTCCTCCATGCTGAACCGGCCGAACAGTTCGCGCACCTTCGGGTGGTCATTCAGGCTGAGCATGAAGCGCCCTTTCAGGCCTGCCAGCCGCTCTGCCATTTCGGCAAATTCGTCCTGCCCGAACATCTGCGAGCCATAATCACCTTCGCAATCGAAATAGGGCGGGTCGAGGTAGAAGAGCGTGCCCGGTCGATCATAGCGAAGCAGGAAGTCCTGCCATCGCAGCCGTTCTATGGTGACCCCTGCCAGCCGCTCATGGAGGGCCTCCAGCATCGGTGCGAGCTTCGTGACATCAAAGCGGCTGGGACGGGTCGGTGCGACGCCAAAGGTCCGGCCATCTACTTTGCCGCCAAAGGCGAGGCGTTGCAGATATAGAAACCGGGCAGACCTTTGCAGATCAGTGAGCGAGCGAGGGTCTGTGGCCAGCAGCTTTTCAAACCCTGCGCGCGATGCGATCTGAAAACGGATCATGTCCAGGAACGCGACATAATGATGCTGCAGGATACGGAAAAATGTCGACACATCCTCCGACCAGTCGTTGATGACCTCGGCCGATGGTCGGAGGTCGCGCCGCAGGAAAATGCCGCCCATGCCGACAAACACTTCCGCGTAGGTCTCATGAGGAATGGTATTAATGCGGGCGATAACTCGCTTTGCCAGATTACGCTTCCCGCCGATGTACGGGGCGACAGGGCGCACCGGCGCAACGGGCTGCATGTGATGTGCATGGTCATTGCAGGCCGCCTGCGGCGACCCTGAAAACGGACTCGACTCTTTCACAATGTTCTCTATTTGATCGCGCCGTCCAGCGTTGGATGGCGGGATGATTTCGGCTTTGGCCAGCCAGATCGTGACGGGTCGAGACCGTCGGCTTGGGGCGTTGGCGCGCCCCATCCCCCGCCCATCGGCGGTGAATTGAAAATGGCCGCCGTTGGGGCTATATAAAGCCAGCGATGCGCGCGACGCGGTGAATTCTTCCCTCCGTAGCGCGAGGCTACTGGCCGTTGACTGCTTAGCAGGGGACAGGAAGTCCCTGCCGCGCATCGCTCCGCACATCATTGACGTCGATCCACAAGGATGGTCAGGTTACGGGTCTCAGCGGCGACGTTGCGCGGGCGGCTGCGATGGAAGCTGACCAGCACGGGAAGATCGTCTCCAATGTCCTGCCGGACGACCGCTTTCCAGATGTTCCCGGCTGCATCAGCGAAGAAGATCAGTTTGCTGTCGCCCTGCTGCGCGATGATCAAAGCGCGCGCCACAATGTCCGGCAGAAGGCGGTAGTTGTCAGGCGTCAGTTCCGGGTGCCCACGCGAGATGGCCGGCATGTCCCCGCGCTGTTTCCGATAAACGCCCTCGGGCATAACGATGACGCGGCTGCGAGCCTGCATTGCCGCCTGTTGCGCCGGATCGAGAATGGCGACGGGGAAGGCCCCATGGGGGGCACCTAGGAATTGGTCAAAGGCGGCATCCGCCACAATTTCGCGCAGCGTCGCATCGGCGACTGCCTCCATGCCCGAGTCGGTGGCGGCGCGCAGGGATGCCACGGCCTTCGCCGCGACGGCCCGCAGATGCGCGGTGCCGGGATTGTAGCTGAAGCCGGGATCGATACCGGCGGGCACATTCAATTGACGGCCGGTGGCATCAACAAAGACGCGCGAATCTTGCGGCAGTTCTTTATCGGGCGTGACGGTCCAGCCCATGCGCTTCATCTTGCGCTCACTGACCTGCTCGAAATGACATTTACAGCCCCAGCCATTGGGCGGAAAATGCGTTTGCCAGAAGGGATGGTCCACGGGCAGCAGGATGCCGTACCACGTCTTGTGGAGCGGCCGCTTGTGTTCGGAAGTTGAAGGCAGGTAGCGGAGATATGGATAGATATCCTTCTGCCGCTGGATGCGCGCCCAATGACCCGACGCCATGCTCATGCGGACGTTGGTGTTGTAGATCGTTCGTAGCCGGCGATTATTGACTATGACGGTGTCGGGCGTGCCGGTGAGTTCGGCATTGGTGACGGAACCCCACCAGCCGGCTTTTTTCAATTCGGGGAGGATGGCACCCTTCCATTCCTCGAATGTCCCGCCGTTGCGCAACACATCGTCGATCGACATCTGGACCGAGCGCAAGAGATCGAGCTTGGCGATCTTCGCGACGGTGAAGGCGACTGCATGATTTTCATGCATCATCTCCGACCAGCGGACAGTTGGCTGAAGTGCGTCGCGCGTCTCAAAGGCGCGAACAACGTCATCTGGCTTCAGGAAAATCGAATAGCCCAAGCTGTCGGCCATTATGCGAGCCTCAACCGAGCGGCGCTGCCATCAACGCCCTGTGAAAGGTCGATTGAGCGACCGGCTTGGTGCCCGCGCCAATAGTCATTTTCGAGCCGGCTGCCTTTGAGCGAGGCGCTGCGATTGCCTACCTCGACAAGACTATCGAACCGGCGCGCAATATATTGGTCGGTCGCTGCATGTAAGGGAACGGCTGGCATTAGAGCCTTCACCTTACTGTAAACCGCCTTTGCCCAAGCCTCGCAGAAAATATCAGCGCGTTGGCGCTTGCGACCAGGGCGGCACCGTTTGAGGTGCAGGCGGATATATTCCTGCCGTGCCGACTTGAGTTGCCGGAAGAGGACAACGAAGGTGTAGGAGGCGATCTCTGGCGCGGGACCGGGGCCGATGTAAATGCGGTGCAGATCGGCGTCGATGATCACCTTGCAGCCGAGCGCGTGCCGAACGGTCATGCAGAGGGCAGTCTCCCAGAGCGGCGGCCGTTGGGTGGTGGAGCCTTTAGCCTTGGCCTCTCCGATTTCCGACATGGCAATGTCGTCCATTGAAACACCATGTTCCTCCATGAGCGTGCGAGCTTTTGCCAGCGCGGTCGCCGCCTCGTGCTCGTTGGAAGATTTCGCCAGAGCGAGGCACTTCCTGATCCTCGCCAGGAGCGCGCCATTCATGCTGGTCAAGCCCGCCTCCATGCGATGATGTCGAAGTCGCTACCGATCAGCGTCCAACGAGTAGGAATAGGGCGGCCGGCTATGGGCCAACTTTCATCCGGCTCACGGCCATTACGCAGCCGGACCCGAACCCGCGCGCCCGATGCTTCGCTTTCAGCGAGCAGGTGCGGCGGGCACGGCTGGTCCGGCTGATCGGGATAGAAGACAGGCGCATGGCCCATATTTGCGTGCCAGCTCATTCCGCGACCTCGGCCGCCGGCTGGGCGGCCGCGTCGAGTTGAACGGCGAAGCCGGCCCGCTCCAGCGCCTGGATGAGCGGGACATCGTCCATGACGCCGAGCGCACCGGCAAGGATCGCGCGGGCCTCTGTTTCACTGTCGGCGCTAAGCAGGCGATCCACGATGGTGCCTGTGATGGCATTGGCCACGCGATAGCCGTCTTCTGCGATCATGCGGTCGACGACGCTGTCTGCGTCATCGTGGCCATCGTCGTCGCTTTCGGCGAAGCTGGCGGCGGGGGCTGTTTCGGCCACCAATTCCTTCCAGCCCTCCTGGATCGCCTCAAACCGCTCCGGGCCGAACACGAGGCGACCCTGATATGGTTCGATCTCGGCCAGATCGCGGTCGCTGGCTTCATAGGTCAGGGTGACGTGGGGAAGGTAGGAGGGGTGATCCCAACTTGCTCCTGCATCGCGCATCTCGCGGTGACGCCATTGCAGGTCCGTGGACTGGAACAGCAGCGCAACTGCACTGCCGTCGCCCATTCGCTCGATCAAACGAGGGCCGCCGGGACCAACGATAACCTCTCCGCTGTTGGAGCCGAACTGGCCCATGGCAAACCAGTTCACCGGCCGCTTGGAATAGGTGACCGTGACGTGCAACTGCTCGGCCGGCATGGTCGATGTGAAGCCCTGCGAGCGTGCCCAATCCAGCAATTCACTGGCGTTGAGGAGCTGGCGATAGACGTAAAGCGGACGGGGATCGTCAGCGGCAAAGCTGACCACCTTGCCGGGTTGCAGCGAATTTGCATCATCCAGCGGCGGGCCGCCATTGTGGCCGAGTTGTTCAGGAGGTTGGGTCTGCTGCTGCTGGGAGCCGGATGGAGCGTCGGGGTCGTCGCGGCGAACGAACCCCTCCCCGTAGGTATCCTCGAAACTCTCCTTCGTGCGGACCCAGCCCAGATCGGCCAGCGTCTTATCAGTGGTCGCCTGGGCTTGAGTATCCTGGGGTTCCTCGACGATGCGACGGACGATCGGCGCGGCCACATCTGCACCGTAATTGAAATCGGTCCACCAGCGCGCCGCCTGATCGGTAAAACTATCGGTCAGATCGTCGGCGTCGGTTTTGACCACCTCCAACTTGACATCGGCATGGACCTCGCCCTGGGCGCGCGAGGAACCGTTGTCCGTGGTCATCGTCTGTGACAGCACGACCTTGCTGATGGCTGAGTCCATGTAGAGGCAGAGCGTGTGAAAGTCGGTCGTGCCCGATGTGGCGGCCTTAAGCAGGTCGACCGCAACGTCTTCGGGCACGATGAAGCCGCTGTCGTTTGCAATCGCCTGGAGGGCGGCGAGCAGCTTCATTTGTTCTTCGCGGGTCGCCCCACGCGGATATTTGCCGATCGCCGTGGGCGTCCCGAACTTGTCTAGAAAGACGTTCCAGAAGCGGATGCCGTTGCGCTTGAACAGCGTCGGCCAGTAGAGCCAATAGGCCAAGCCTTGACCGTAGGGCTGATCGTCATCGGCCGCGCCGACGGAATGGACCCAGAATTTCCGTTCCGGCAGAATTTCGCCCTGCATGTTCGTCGGCGTGAGCATCCGCAGGCGATCTTCGTCGTCGTACCGGAAACGCCGCGCATGGCGGACCTTGATGTCTGTGATGTCGAGCAGGCCATCGCGATACCCCCACATCAGTTCCGCGACGCTATAGCCGTAGAAAGTCGCCATCAGCATCTTGCGAGTGATGCGGTCCCAGGGCAGCCGCATCAGAGTCCGGTTGAAGGCTTCGGCAGCCTTCCCGGCGCGGGGGTCTTCATCGTCGCCGGCAAGCACGTTCCAATCCCGCGACACGACGGCGCCGATGCGCTGCTGCATCGTCGATTTCACCTGGTCGTCGTTGAAGACGACATCGTAGGCTCCCCAATCGACGGAGGTAGAGAGCTTAGGGTCTTTGGCTTCGCGCAGGCCACGCACCCACGGCTGCGTAATGTCGCGGCCATCGCGCGTGGTCGCGATCTCCGTCAGCAGCTCGGCCGAGGGCCTGAGTGCCTTGGCGGGCGTGCGGGTGGAGCGATAGGGGGCGGGTCGCTGGGCCATCAAAAGTAAAGTCCGCTGGGCCGGCGTCGGATGGTGCCGAAGCCGGTGGTGGTGATTAGGGTTTCGGAGGCGGCACTGCGCATCTGGCCGAGGGGATGCACTTCGATCGGTCCAGCATATTCGCCCGCCGCGTTGACGCAGAGTGCGGCCGCCCAGAAGCGGTCACCGTGGCCGTCGCTCTCGCCGTCATGGACCAGCCTGACGGCGCCCGTGGCGGTGACCGCCTTGGTGATCGAATGCAGATCGTCCCGCAGGTAGATGTCGCCGGCCGGAATGCGGAACTTGCGATCCTCCATCCGATCCTTGAGCATCGTCGCCAGCGCGAATTTCGCGGGCAGAGTGAAGGTGACGCCTTCAATCCTGAATTTGCCGAGCAAACCCTTCGCCTGCTCGACGAACGGGAGGCCCATGCCGGTCTCGTCAATCGAGGCGCGTGAGACACGGTCGCGCTGGATGACCTCGGCAAGTATCTGCATTTGCGCCTGGAAGGGCGCCCGCCGCATTGTAATGATCTCGCGAGGATAAAGGGTGTCGCCTAACTTTTCGGCGACCCAAATGCAGGTGAGGTCTTTCTTGCGGGCGATGTCCATGCCGACGAAAACTTCGGCGTTGGTCGGCCCGATCGGCTCGCCCGTAATGTCATCCCTGGTCTTGACGCCCTCGGTATATTCGATGACGCGCAGCCGGCCGTAGCCAGGGGTTTCGGCCTTGTTGATGAGGTCGAAGTCGAGCCAGGCCGTCGCTTCGTCCAGCCACTTCAGCTCGAATTCCTGTGCCCACAGGTCCGCGTCGCTCATGCCGGCGCGCAGTTCGTCGATATTGCGGTCGAGGCCGTCCCTGACCGCCTGATAAATATCTACCATGTGCCGCGACCAGATCGAGTTGGTCGCGGTCATGATCTCGTAGAACTTGTTGCTCTTGCCATTGGGCGTCGAAATGACGCGCAGCTTCCATCCCTTGGAAATTACGGGGAAGAGCGCTCCCCAAATGGCCTTGCTGTTCTGGTGGAACGCGAACTCGTCAAGCACCGCGTTGGCGGAGAAGCCGCGCGCCGTGTCGGGATTGGCTGGCAGCGCGGTGATACGCGAGCCGCTAGGGAACATCACCTCGTAAGTGCGATAGGTGGCATCGGTTGTCTCGCCACGGAACTCACCTTCGACGACTTCGGGCGGCGCACCCTTCAATCCGTTGTAGAGCGCCCAGAAGGCCCGCGTCATTGGCTTGACGTTCTCCGTCATCGCCTCCATCGCCTGACGTTCGCCGCGCGAGAGGATGACCCAGCGTGTGCGCTTTCCAGTGAGTTCCGCGCTGATGCAATCGTCGACCAGTTCTGCGCATGTGGTGAAGGTCTTGCCGGTCTGGCGCGAGAACATGCCGGCCTTGAACCGGCTCTGATCGGCAAGCCACGCCTGCTGATAGGGATGGAAGTGGATGAGGCGTTGCAGCTCATCGCCAAAGGCGCGGTCGGCCATTACTCGCCAAAGCCCAGAATGCGCCGCGCCTCGGCCATCGCAGTGGGGTCGATCCGCCCTTGGTGACCAGCAGCGTCGAGCTTCCGGCGCATTTCCTCCTGGGCTTCCCTCTTGGCCTCTTCGCGCAGGCGCGCGTCGCGCTCCGCGTCAAGCTTGGCGGATGACAGCAAGTCCTTGGTGGCTTTGGCCAAGCGTTGGAAATCGAGTGCGTCCAGCTCTTCCCCGTCGCCCGTCGCCATGGGCAGGATCATGCGAGCGCCGATACTGGTCAGCATCTGGACCATGAACTTGCCCTCTGCATTGTCGGCGCTGCCGAACTCAGAGGCGAAGGCTTCTGCCACCACGCGGATATCACGCTGGTGTTTAGCCATCTCGGCATAATCTTTGGCATAACGACCGACCGCCGAGCGCGACCGCGTGTGCCCCAGCTCCGCCAGCTTCGCTACGATCTCATCAATCGTCGCACTTGTTTCGAGCGCCTTGACGACAGCCGCCTGCACTTGTGGCGGCAGGGTTTTGATCGACGATTTGCGCCCCATATCAGCGCTTGCCCGTCTTGTGGCGCCAGATGCCGTCCAGTTTGAGGCGACCATCTGCGACTTCGATCCCGTTGGGCAGGATCGATGCGACGGTGTAGGGACCGCATTCGATGACTTCGAGAAGCCGCATGTCGTGATCGGCGAGCCAGCGCATCTGCTCGGTCACGGCCGGACGCGGGAACCGGTGGCCGAGGCCGGTGAGCATGATGGTCAGCACGTCGTCATTTTCTTCGCCACCCACATCATTGATGAGGTCGAGGATTGCGCGACGAATGAGAGGCAGGATGGCGGCCGGGATCATCAGCGGACGCCCCGCTCAATGAGGATTTGCAGATAGTCGTTGGACGTTTCCAACTGGCCTCTGACGCCCTCCAGTCCCGCTTCCATTCCGCTTACACGGGAGGCAAGCACGGCCATTTCCGCCATTAGTTGGACGCGCGTCGGCGGATCATCCCGCTCGCCCTTCAGCTCCTTTATGGTTTCGGACGTCTTCGCCTGATCGGTCTTGAGCTGGTCAACCGTGAGCTTCAGCGCGTCGAAGTCTTCCTTCGACGGAAACTTCTGGCGCAGCCAAAGGAAGCCGGCCAGCAGGATGACGGGCGTGATGGTCGATGCGATCGGCCACAATTGGATGAGAAGAGAAATCCAGTCAGGCACCGAAGGCCTCCGACTGGTTGTAATGTCGAATGGACACGATGCCCCCAGGTTGAAACGGCGTTGAAAAGCCGGATCAAACTGCCTGCTGGCGGCCGTTGGATTTGGTTTCCGTCCATGGAGACGGGGCTGCCATTTTACCCGAACATATCGAGTTGGCGGGGATCGTGCGGCCGTTCTAGCAGAAGCAGCGGCTCGGCATCTGTGCCTTCATCGGTCTTGTTAATCAAGGTGGACAGATGGCGCACCGGCATTCGGAGCCGGGCAGCGGCCTCGCTCACCGTCATCTTATTCGCCCTGACCAACGCGATGACGCCCGCGCGTCGCGCCCGCATGAGTGCATTTCGGCCCGACGGGATCGGCAGGCGTTCACGGCCATAGACATGCGCCAGCACTGCCGCCTTCTCGTTTCCGATAACCTCGCGGAACGGGCTGAGCGCTGGATCGAGCGGCACATAAATATACTGCCCGGCAAAGGCGTCGACGATGCGCAGCGTGGCATAGGCGCCGATATGGGCGGCCATGTCGAGCATGAGCGGCGGCCAGCTCTTGTGGGGCCGTGCCTCCTCGGGGATCGGTAACGCCTCGGGCCGGGTTGTGAACTGGTGCGCCATTAATCGCGCGCCTCCTTCCCCTTCAGGCGGCGTAGCTTTCGGCCCAGCAGCCGAATGCCGGTGTCCAGCTCTGCCGTCGTCCAATAGTGATGATTGGGCAGGAGGCCGAGCGCCCGCTCCAGATAGTGAACATAATGGCCGCGAAGCGCATCACCGGCGCGCAACGCGTCGCCCAGGGCAAGCAGGATGGCATGACGGTCGGCATGGAGGTCGGAATAGTCCGGCGTATGATTGGCGACGCGCTGGACCGCATCCGCTGCCGGCCATGTGACGCCCTGGCGTTCGAGCCAGGACTTCAGCGCCTCAATGACGCTGGCCGCCTTGCGGTGGTCAAGAAACTTCAGCGTCGATATGCCGGTTTGCCGCTCGACAAAGGCGGAAATGGCACGGTCACCTGGATCATCGACAGCGCCGAACCAGTAAAGCGACCACCACAGCGCCTTGATCTTGCCGATGTGGGCACGATGGCCCATCGGACCTTTCCAGCCCTTGTTGAAGTGGTCGAGCAGGCGACCAAGCTCCGCCAGCGACATATCGGACATACTGGCTTTGCCGATCAGGCTCGCCTGAACGTCTTTTCGCATGTCGTCATCGATCCCCTGCCGCTTGCAAGCGGCGCGCACGGCGATGACAAGCCGGCGGCGACCATTTTCCGTCTTGCCGGTCCTCCGGGCCTGTTCGGTGACAGTGTGACGCGCTTCAGCCATGCCGCGCCTCCCGTTTCTCCAGTTCGGCGCGCAACTCGTCAATCGACACCATGGAAAGGTCCGTCCCCGCCGGAGCATAGGCGCGGCTATGTCCATGGACGCGGACAAGATAACCGGCGGCGGCAAGGGCATGGACACGACGCAGGACGCCGGCCGGCGATGCCAGGCCTTCTATCGTTGCAAGCTCGCGCATCGATGGTCCGACGCCATGCGCGGCATAATAGGTTTGGAAATTGGTCAAGGTTCGGCGCATTTCGGGCGTCATGACGTTTGATCCTGATCCGGGGTTTTTGCCGAGTGGAGCTGGCGCATCAGGTCTTCGAGCGCCCAACTGTTGGTCACTTCGAATTCCACCTTCACGGCGGTGCATTTGGCTCGCGAAGCGGTGGCGAATGACTTGACCTTCACATGGGCGCGCGGAGCGAAAATGCAGATATCCCGCTCGCTCATTGCACGCTCCGTAGGCTCGGCGCTTCTTGGCGAGTGGCTTCCAGCACCGCGTTGGCGAACATGCCGCCAGCGATATCGATGTCGTCCCCCCACCAATGCTGCGACCAGGCCCACGCCATCAA